CGGCCATTGGACGAACGATCCAGACGCACCAGTACCACAATCTCCCGAAACCAGCGGACATTCGCAAACAGGTGGCGGAGGATATGGCGCGGCGTCGGTCAATGCTGAACGCGGCCCGATCATCCTTGAAGGCGACCCGCTCGATATCCCACCTTTCCTACGAAGAAAGGTTTCAGCGCATGGCTGAACAGGCGAAGAACTGGCCGGACCCGAAGGCGAAGCGAACGGTGGAGATCAAACCCCTCTACGTCCGCAATCCAGAAACAGAATCCCTCATACAAGCAGCCAAGGGTACACAGACGGGGGATGCAGCGTGAGCCGAGTCGAACACATCGGAGACGCGACCCTGTATCTGGGGGATTGTCTGGAAATCCTGCCGACATTGGGCAAGGTCGATGCTGTCGTGACTGATCCGCCTTATGGGATCGGGTTCAAGTACGCGACGCACGTTGACGATCCCGAGCAGTATCCAGGGTTTCTGTGGCCACGTATTGAAGCGGCGGAATCGTTAGTGCGCCCTGGCGGCCCCGTTTTTGTGTGGCAAGCCCAGGCATGGATGCCGCGCTTCCGCGAACTGTTCCCGCGTGACTGGCGCGTGATGATCGCCGCCAAGAATTTCGTGCAGATGCGCGCCGTGGCCATGCAGCACGCCTACGAGCCCGTCGTGGTGTGGTGGGTGCCGGGCGCGAAGCCGTGGCGCTCGGAATCGGGGACGACATACGCCAACCGCGACTGTTTTGTGGCCGATAGCGCGTCCGCCGTGTCGGACGTTCGCAGGCTCGCCAAGCAGCATCCGTGTCCGCGCCAAGATGACGTCTGCGAATTTATCATCGCAAACTGGGTGCCTCCTGAATCCGTCACGCTCGATCCGTTCATGGGTTCGGGGACAACGGGCGTGGCGTGTCTCAAGCAGGGCCGAAAGTTTATCGGAATCGAAGTTGACGGCAAATATTTCGATCTAGCGTGTCGGCGGATGGATCAGGCGCTAACGCAGCCCGACATGTTCATAGAGCGCCCGAAACCCCCGAAGCAAGAGGCGATGCTATGACCAAGCAGACAACAGAAAGGGATGTGGCGTGAGTTGGTGCAGCATTACGCGGTATCAGGGCGATCACATGCTGAACATTTCAGGTCCGGGAGGCTTTGGTAGCACCTACAGTCACCAAGCGCGCCTGCGCCACCCTGACGGCACGGTGAGCAAGATTGGGGCCGGATACGAGCGCGAAGTCATGCGGGAAATCAACGCAGCAATCGCGCGGTGGGAAGCATATTGCAGACCGCTTGAAACCGCTACCCAGACAAGGGGGGAGAGTTAGGATGGCGCAGCACTATCGGAGGATAAACTGTGAATACCCTAAACAATCTTAAATTTCAGATGGCGTTCATTTGGTATTGGGATGCCCTCGTTATCTTGTGCAACAAAGAACGCGACTATCAGGCCAACTGGTCATGACCCACCCCACAGAGGCAGAGGTAATCGAGAGAATGGCCAGAGCCGGGTACATGCGATTCAAGGAAATGCCGGACACGGCGCAGGAGACGTGGGAACAGCAACCCGAGAAGGTCCGGGATATCTGGCGCACCTTCATGCAAGCAGCCCAAGCCGCAGCTAAGGGAGAATGAGCGTGAAACCTTTAGACTTTTGGCACGGCTTTGTTTGGGGTGTTATCGCCTGTGTGCTGTTCGCCTTTCTGCTCGCCCTTGCGTCGGCCAGGGTAGCATGAGCGTGAAAAGGCCGTGGATAAATTCGGCGGAGCAATTTGATGCGCTTGCCAAGTTGGTCGGTCTGGCAATCTTTATGGGCTGGCTGTTGCTGGTGTCCAAATGCTCCTGATGCGCTGGTATCGTTTTTATGGTCGAGCCCGAGTTTATCGGCTCGTGCGGTTTTTGTTTTGGCCGTATGTGCCAGGATACATGACAACAGCACAAAATGTCAGGCAGTGGAACGACGCGCACGGTCTTTGGAGCCACAACCCTGAGCAACGCAGTCGCGGAGTGCGGAAATGATACTCCCCGTCCTCATAGCCTCAATCCTGATCGTGGCAGCGATCTACGGCGCTCTAGCATTAACATTCCTGCACGACATGAGGCAGGACCATAAGAAATCCAAGACAATCACCAGCCAGGAGAACCGGACACAAGCCATTGAACAGCATTAACAGAATCATTACCCCCGAATGGGTCGGAGAACGCCTTAGGCTCGCGGCAGACGCTGACCGCAAGCTGCCAAGAGTAGGGCCAGCGCGAGTGAAATCCGCTCATCCTGCCACCCTGACAATGGCCGGCGACGCCTTCCTGTTTGGTGAGAACTGGCGCGAAAACCTGAAACTCAAGATCGAGCAGACCACGCGAGTGCAGCCCGACCGGGAAGCCCTGAGAATGATGGACGAGGCCATGTCCTGGCTCCGTATGCTTCCCGAGGCAGACCACCGCAAGGCCCTATGGTGTTGGGCGCTTGGTTTTCCAGACAGGATCACGGCGTCAAAGCTCGGCAGGGTGAAAACGCGGACGATCGGGTTCTGGCGAAAGGGCGATTTACAACACATAGCGGAAAAATTATCTGCTTGACACAAACCCTATTGCCAACATGCGACCAAATCGGGTAGTGTTTCCGGTAATCTAAGTTCATTGCGCCTGCCCGAGAAATCGCGGCGGGCGTTTTTGATTCCGGATCACCCTGCTTCGGCGGAAATCCAATGAATACAATCAAATATTTAAGGGCTCATCTTGGCCGCGCCGATTAACGCGAGGGGCGCTAAGTCCGATAAGTTATGGCGTGATGCCATTATGCGGGCTGTTAAGCGCCGGATGTCAGGTGAGGGTGATCCTCAAGCCCTCGATAAATTGGCCGACAAGTGCGTCGATATGGGCCTTGAAGGCGATATGCAGGCCATCAAGGAAATCGGTGACCGCCTCGACGGCAGACCCGCGCAGGCCATCATCGGGGGCGATGAAGACGACAGCCCCGTGAAATTCGTGATCGCTACCGGCGTTCCGAGTGCGAACCCAAGTAATTGACCTCGGCTATCGGCCGAGAGAGTTACAGCAAACAATTCACCAATCATTGAAGCGTTGGAATGTGCTGGTCTGCCATCGCAGATTCGGCAAGACGGTCCTCTGCATAGCCGAACTGGTCGATAAGGCCCTTCGGTGTGAGAAGGAACGCCCACGCTTCGCCTATTTCGCGCCCCTGTTCCGCCAGGCCAAACAAGCCGCATGGGATTACCTGAAACTCTATACCGCGCCCATTCCTGGGGTTCGGATTTTTGAGAGCGAGCTAAGAGTTGACCTACCGAACGGGGCGCGAATCCAATTGTTCGGTTCTGACAATCCCGATGCTGTCCGGGGTATTTATCTGGACGGCGTTGTACTTGACGAATACGCGCAGATGCCGCCCCGCATGTTTGCCGAGGTTATCCGGCCGGCGCTGACCGATCGCCAAGGATGGGCCATATTCATCGGCACCCCCCAAGGCCGCAACGCATTTTGCGAACTGTACGAAGCCGCCGTTGCCGATCCCGACTGGTACGGGGCGCTCTACAAGTCCAGTGAATCCGGCGTCCTCCCGACCGAGGAATTGCGCCAAGCCCGACGCCATATGTCGGACGATCAATATAACCAAGAATTTGAGTGCAGCTTTGAGGCCGCGATTCCGGGCGCTTATTACGGCGTTCTCATGCGTGAGGCTATGGACGACGGGCGGATATGCTCGGTCCCCCATGACCCTGCGGTGGGCGTAGAGACGTGGTGGGATCTTGGGATTGGCGATCCAACCTCGATCTGGTTCGTCCAGCGTGTCGGCATGGAAATCCATGTGATCGACTACTACGAGAACCACGGCGAGGGGATAGCCCATTACGCGGGCATCTTGCAGGAAAAGCAGCAAAAGCGCCGGTTTGTTTATACCGATGACGTGTTGCCCCATGACGCGGCGGCGAAGTCATTGCAGACCGGGAACACGCTGGCCGCGACGTTGAGCGAATTAACCGGGCGCGATCCGATCATCATGGAACGCTCGGACGTAGCGACCGGCATTGAGGCGGCTCGCAACCTGATCCAGCGGGCATGGTTCGATAAAGAACGCTGCGCCAAGGGCATTGAATGCCTGAGACAGTACCGCCAGCAATGGGACGATAAGCGCCAGACATTCACGAATAACCCTTTGCATGACTGGACGAGCCACGGCGCGGACGCATTTCGCACGGGCTCGATGCACAAGCCGAGCAACGGGGCGTTTTGGACCGGATCGACTCCGGTTCCCAAGTTGGCAATAGCCTAGTTGGAATTTGAGCGGCGCGAACGCTCCACAGAATTGGAATCAAGCGATGATGTTATTCGATAAACGCGCGCTGACCCCGCGATCGGAGTGGATTGCCCTGGCCACGCGGATGCAATCGCTGTCCGTCAATGTGCTACCCGGCAATGCCGACCTCGTGGGCCTGGAGTTGGACCAGCAGAACAAGGCCACGTTGACGGTCTATGTCGATATGGAAACGGTGAAGCCCGTTGAGGCGGCTGACAAGCCCAAGGGCCGCAAGTCCAAATAATGGCAAAGATGACCGAGGACGAACTTCGGAACCTAGCCGACGAAAAGATACAACTGTGCGAGGACTACATCGGCACGGTATCGCCGGAACGGTCCAAGGCCATTGATTATTATTACTCCGAGCCGTTCGGGAATGAGGTAGAGGGCCGTTCGTCCTTTGTGACTAGTGACGTGCAGGACACCATTGAGTCCATCATGCCGGATTTGATGGAGATATTCTGCGGCGGCGGGCCTCCGGTTGAGTTCACGCCCAAACGCGACAAGAAGCTCGCGGAACAGATGACGGCCGCTTGTGCCTATGTCTGGTATGAACAGAACGAAGGCTTTGTTAACACCTACGACATCCTGAAAGACGGCCTGCTCTGCAAAAACGGCTTCTGCCTGATTAAGTGGGAAGAAGACGACCAGATCGATACGTCGTTTCTTGAGAACGTCAACAGCATGGCCTTGGCAGAATTGCAGGCCGACGACGAGATCGAGATTATCGAGGCGACACCGAAGCCGATCCCCGAGGAAATCGCCCACCTCATTCCCGACGGCGTCCTGTACGACCTAAAGGTTGAGCGGACGCAAACGGTCGGCAAGGTCAAGGTGGAGACGATCC